CTCTGTTCCCGGCCTTACGTCCACAAAGTGGCTTAACATGGCCGCTTTGGCTACTTCTTTCTACGAAACGCGTAGGTCTCTAAATTCCTCTACCTGGGGTAAAACCCACATCAGCCTAGAGGAGTTGACAACATGACTTTAACGACGCGCTATGGTTCGACTTCCCGCTTTGGGTCGCAGACCATCAATGGCGAAACGTGGTTCGAGAACGATGACGTTTTCCAATTTACTTCGGAAGACGAAGTCGTCAAGGACCTAACGAAACGCAATTGGCGGTATTTGCTTCGCAACGGGTTGAACGCAACCACGGACATGTATGGCCAGAAGGGTTTTGTACTTGAACCGTCGAACGGACGAATCCGTCGAACGGCCACTTACACTTACCCAGATGGCTCTACTTACGTCGATGACTTGTTGTTAACCGGTGAGATACTTCGTATTTCTCCGACAGATTTAGGTGTTCTTACGCCTAATGTCGATCTATCTGGTGCTAGGAATCGGAGCCTTGCTCAGTTCTATTCTAACCTCTCACAGGTGGAGTCTACCTTCAAAGGTATGGTCTTCTCCGGTGAGTTAGGTGAGTCACTTAGAATGATCAAGCGACCTGCCGCAGCCTTACGTCAAGGGATCGATGACTACTTGCGCTCTTTAAGAAAGAGAGTGCCTCGTAGAGCATCGCGTCGCCGTAAACGGAAGATTGTTGCAGACACTTGGCTCGAGTACGCCTATGGCTGGCAGCCATTGGTCTCCGACGTTGATACCGCTATAGATGCATGGTATAAGAGTAAGTACGTGCGCCCTCTCTTTGAGATGGTACGCGGACTTGGCTATGAAACCATACAAGCTTACGATTTCGACATCGTGGATACATTTTACTTCTTAACGTGGAGGCAGCCCACAATCGTCAAGGAGATACTTACCGTTAAACATTACGGTACGTATGCTTCCACTGGCGACGGGGTGCCGAATACTCACCGGACAGGCTTTCGGCCTACGGAGTTTATTCCCACGCTCTGGGAGTTGATGCCCTACTCGTTCTTAGTGGATTATTTCACCAATATTGGTGCTATAATCTCCTCCTGGTCGTATCGCCATCTCGGTGCTAATTGGCTTGCACGTACTGACTACCAGGAGCTCTTTCTAGAGACTACTGGACAGGCTAGTATGTATCAAGACGAGGACACCGCCGATTGGAAGTACGACTACGAGGTTACACCCGGTTCCCTCCGCGCTAGTCGCAAGAAGTTCAACCGTCATGCTGGGGTTGACATAGACATTCCGTCTTTGGAAGTCTCTGTTCCCGGCCTTACGTCCACAAAGTGGCTTAACATGGCCGCTTTGGCTACTTCTTTCTACGAAACGCGTAGGTCTCTAAATTCCTCTACCTAGAGGCTCATTAACCTTTCTTCCTATCTCTGGAGTTCATTATGTGGTCACCGGACCTTACCACTACGGGGTCAGCCCAAACCGGGCTGACTAGTCCTACGTACACTTTCGTACAGGACTTGGCCCCAAGTGCATCTCTACGTCAGTATGCTGTTACCACTTTGGGTGGAACGCAGACTAACGTCAGGGCGCACACTGCAGGAGACCCGTTTACTCTGTTGATCCGGAAGGACGCGTCTTACAAGACGCTCCCTCCGCAAAACCCTGTAAACGGTTCGTACGGCAATGTGCCTCTGAATAAGACAGAGCTGCTTTTCCGCAAAGGATTGAAGATCGATTCCGCGGGAACGATCCGGGTTGGTGCTCTGCGAGTAATCGCCGAGCTGCCTGCCGGGTCAGAATCCAACGATGCGATCAATATCCGTGCGCTCCTCTCGTTCGCCCTCGGCACTCTTGCTGAGGAATCGGCCGATTACGGAGACTCACTGATCGCGGGTGTCTGGGGTTAATCCCCAGATTCGCTACAGTGAAGGAAAAGTACCAACAGATCGGCATTCGTGTCGTTCTGCTGCTCTTATCACTTCTAGATCGCGGCTCTGCTCGGCTTTATCGTTTTGCATTGACAAAGCTTCGCAGAGACGACTACCAGTCGTGATCAGTTCTGTTCTTATTTTGAGAGGCATTTATGGGTGTTATCCCTCATGTTCTTTTCAAGGCCTTGTCTGAAGACCTTTCAGACCAACTGGGACCAGATTTCATTAAGTCTTGCGACTTAACATCTAATACCTTTTGGCCTGGAATCTCCTTTAAGGAAGCCGCCGGCGTTTCTCTCCGTTCTGCGTTGCTGAAGAAACTTCAGACCCGCATGACGAAGGCTACGAAGGCGGCCGCCCTTTCAAAGTTCCTGGCAGTCAATTCTGGCTGTAGGGACTGGGAGATGCAACTCGAAAACACTTGGGACGAAACCTTAATCAACGAGGTTCGTAAGAACCTTTATGACTTTTGGTTTCAGAATGGTTTTTCCTTGGTGGACCATCACTTTGATATCCTCGCGAGAGGGCGTCTAGGTCCTGGCTCATCGATAAAGGGTGGAGGAACAGACTTTTATACAAAGCTCTTTTCTTCGCCCCTGAGTTGTCCGACTTCAGAGTTGTACTTTTGGTACAATCGTTACATTGCTTCCTTCCCAGAGTGGAGAAATGCGGAATCGATCCGACTTCTAAACTACGGTGAAGCGCATATAACGCAAGACAACCGTCTCGACTTCGTCCCGAAGAATGACGATATCTCTCGAAGTATTTGCGTCGAGACCTCGCTGGGCATGTTTTACCAGCTTGGTTTCGCTGCGATACTAAATTCTCGGCTAACTGACTTCTTCGGAATAAACCTCGAAGATCAGCAGTTCAAGAACAGAGAGCTCGCTCGACGAGGATCTGTAGACGGGTCGTTCGCAACGATCGACCTGTCTTCAGCATCCGACTCGATATCGGTGAATATGCTCAGAGCCATGCTTCCCCCTCAGTTTTTGAGGTGGTTGCTGAAGCTCCGCTCTACTCATTCGATACTCCCTGACGGGAAGCGTGAAGAGTTGCACATGATATCTACGATGGGAAACGGTTTTACGTTCCCATTACAGACGATCCTGTTCTCTTCAATCGTTCGTGCCGCCTTTAGTCTACACGGATTGGCACCCGTGTATCCTAGAGGTGTTGAGTGGGGTAACTTTGGAGTCAATGGAGATGATATTGTAGTTCCAACTGCGATTTCGCGGTCAGTTCTACGTGCACTCCACCTTCTCGGTTTCTCACCCAACCCGGCTAAGACCTTTGTAGAAGGTCCATTCCGCGAATCTTGTGGGGGTGACTACTTCAATGGTAGAAACCTTCGCGGCGTCTATATTGAACGTCTCGATAAGTCACAAGATTTGTATGCTGTAATCAACCAACTTAATCTGTTCTCTACTAGAACAGGTATCCTCTTGCCTAAGCTCGTGCAGACCTTGACTAAGAAAGTCAAGTATCTCCCCGTGCCCTGTCATGAGGCGGACGACGCAGGTATCCGAGTTCCCTTCTCCCTTATTCGGAATTTCAAAGTCGATCCGGACGTACAAAGTATTCAATACTATGCACGGAAACCGGTCGTACCTTTGAGTCTGAAGATTAGAGAGAGTTCGCTCGTCATACCTCCGCAGTTTAAGTCGCGCATTTTCAACCCTAGCGGGCTGCATATATGCTTTTTACAGCGGTCGGTTACTGACCACAGGATCACGCCCAGAGATGGTCGTGCCCTGTATCAGACGAAGCGGTGTGTTACCCCAGGATGGGATAATATACCGGAGACCCACCCTCTTTCAGGGTGGTTTAACTGGCGGAGGTGGAATACCTCCGTTTACATGAATTTATTCATGTAAACCCCGGGAGCGAGATGCTCCTCTCCCAGATGCATGCCTAGCA